CAGGAAAGGAAGTGGCTGGAGGAGCGGAAGCACAGAAAGGCACCATGCGGAGATGAAACGCATCATTGCGTAGGATGCTTGGTAAGGTGTGGGTGCTCTCTCACTCCGGATTGGATAGACGCCGCCGAGTTTGCCGAGAGAGTGGCGGCAAAACTTACACTGGAAGAGCCTTGTCCTCTTCCCGAAAACGCTGACCTTGATGATTGTCCTTACTTTACCGAAGACGATGGAAGCGCATTTTCGTGCAGATGGTGCCGTCTGAAAAGAGCCCGTATCGCCGTTGAAGAGGAGATGGACGAATGCCTGAGCCCCAGATTGTAATAGTGGTCAACTCCCTCACAGAAGCCCACAAGCTCGAACGGGAACTTGTGCGGGATAGACAGAATGCATGTGGCTACAGGCCGCGTCAAAAAGATGAATGCAGGTTTTGCAAGCACGTGGGGCGTTACTCCAGCTACACATACCAAACAACCTACTTTTGCGACTTGCACAATTTCTGTGTGGCTGCACGCGGGATATGCAACGACTTTGAAACAAATATACCGGGGGGGAACCAATGACAGCACAGGAATGGCTTGACGAGCTTGAACGGCTGAGGAAGGCGGCGACGCCGGGGCCGTGGGAAGCATGGAGATATAATGCAGGGTTCGTCAGGATCTCAACATGCCCATTAGATCCTGACGATGACGAAGTAATCAAAGTAGCTGATTCACCTGATATTACCGCATCCGACGCCGCCTACATCGTCGCCGCGTGCAACGCCGTGCCGATGCTGGTGGAGATGATCGAATATCTCGCCGGAAGGCTCTGTGATGAAAACCACGGCGACAACGATTTTGACGGAAAGATACAAGACGCTTTTGAAATGACGGAGCCGAAAGAATGACCATCACTACCGCAGAACTCGCCAGCATCCGGGCCGCCGCCATTGGCGACATGCTCGGAGATCCCGGGGCGCTCGACGAGATGGGGCCTGCGGCTACGATTTTCAGGCTGTGCCGGGAACTGGAACTAGCACGTAAACACGCCGTCACCATGTCAGAAGTGGCAGCCGCAGCATGGGAAGGGGAAATCCCGTCACCGTTGCCCGGTCATGTTTCCAGTGAAGAAAAAATGGAGGAAATGTTTGACCGCCTGAATTGCCCTTTCTGCGGAGGGTCTGGTCACGTTGACGACTGCGACGAGATACAGATCAAACTCCTGCGAGAGCGTGATGAGGCGAGAGCTCAAATAGTTCAACTCTATTCGGCACTGAATCGTCTTGTTTCTTTCGCGGACAATCAAATTTGCAGACATGAGGAAACGCATCGAGGAGGACTTATCTGGGAGATATGCGATTTCTGCGGGGCAAAGTGGGCCGATGATGAAGGTGGAAAGCCTGAGTTTGTGGAGCCAAAAGAGATAAGTGATGCTTACCGTGCTTTAGGGAAATAGAGAAAACCATCGGAGAAAGAAAATGAACCCAACAAAAGAAGAGCGCGACCGGTGGCGTAGTCGGCTGTCTTTCTTCTCCACTTGTTTCGATGCTGACCATGCCGACTTCACCATCCGGCTACTTGATGCGCTGGAAGAAGTCGAGGCGGAGAAAGAAAGGCTGGAGCTGGAGGCGGATGTACTCAGTATCTGGCTTGCAAACGCCTATATCGATATTGATTTATTACCAGATATCGACTCTGGTGCGATGAACCCACCGTTGCCTGAAGATGTACGGGAAGCCGCTCGCGAGGCTGCTAGAAAAGATGAACTCCAAACATGAAAGAAATGCCGAAATGGTATGGGCATTGGCAGAATTGCTTGCAATCTCTGGCGGATGTGAAGGATGTAATCTCAGGGGACTGCACAGTTGTCAGGATATCGTATCCAGAAAACTGTGCTGGATCAAAAAGGCCGATGAGATGATTAAAAGGCGTAAAGCCGTGGAGGGCTAAATGAACCCAACGCCACAAATTCTTGATCCCTGTTGCGGTGGAAAAATGCTTTGGTTCAATAAAAATGATCGTCGTGCTGCATTTTGTGACCGCAGACGAGAAAAGCATATACTTTGTGACGGAAGGGTTTTTGAAGTGAATCCAGATACGGTATGCGATTTTCGCAAGTTACCCTTTCCTGACCAATCCTTTTTTCTTATTTGCTTCGATCCTCCACACCTCTTGCAAGCGGGAGAAACGTCTTGGATAAAGAAAAAATATGGAATCCTTAACAGGCTAACGTGGAGCGAAGACTTATCGAAGGGATTTGACGAGTGCTGGAGAGTTTTGAAGCCGGGCGGAACTTTGATTTTCAAATGGAACGAAACACGAATCAGCTTGCGCGAGGTACTTTCCTGCTTTTCAAGACGCCCAGTTTTTGGACATACGACAACGAAACGCCGAGACACTCACTGGATAACTTTTTACAAAGAAGCCGCACGCGAGGCCGTGGAGGAAGGGAGATGAACACCACAGTACAAAAAGCCATTCACGATGGGATGAAAGCGACTGGGATCACACAAACTGAACTAGCCGTTGTCTTACGCAGCAGAGCGCGTGCTTCCGAGATTATTAATGGGAAAAGGGATCTAAGGAGGACTGAACTGCTTGTACTTTCATATCTGCTCCATATCCCGCTTGAAACGCTGATGCCTCCTCTTAGTGAAGAGGATAAGCTGCATATCGACTCGCTCATTGCTTGGGAGAGAAAACTTCAAGAGACAAGATATATAAAAAAAAGAACTTCTAAACGGAGTAAGAAATCATGTCCGAAGAACTGACGTTGCTACCGTGCCCAGTGTGTGGGTATGATGCTTATCTCAAAGAAGAATTTTCATCCTGTAAACAGGCGGCATATTCTGTATGTTGCCGTAAATGTGAGCTAATGACAGGATTGAGTAGAACAAAAGAACATGCTGTTCAACGATGGAACGCCCTTCTCCGCGCGCTGACGTGGACGAACGAGCCGCAACTAGGAGCATGGAATTGGTGGAAGGATGAAGATAGCCGCATCCCTCGGTACGTCTATCAAGATGGAACCGTCGATATCGCTATGCAGATTGACCGTGTATCCTATCAAGATCTTGGTGGACAATGGTGCCCCATCCCCGAACCCCGCGAACCGAAGTAGCCCCGAAAGGGGCTTTCCTTTTTCTGGAGGAGAACATGCGAAGACCCATCAATCCCGTAATCCCGTACCCGCATGAGG